GACGCTTTTCAAGAAAAGAATCTGGCATTTGACAGTCTCCAGAGATTCCTAAGAGGGAATTAACTGAATTACCCTAAATTAAAAGTTACATGTGGGGAAGACGTACGTGCACACTCCCCATTTCACCCATCCCCTTACAGTCCACTCCACGCCTACGAGCCTCTCTTGTGCGGAGGTTTCTTGTGAAGTTTCCAGCGACTTCACGTACACACTACCATCAATCACCAACTGTTCAATCAGGCCATAGGAAACTGCCGCTTTGAGAAAGTTCCTGTCTGAGGTGTAATCGTTGGATATGCTGACAAGTATGGCTTTTGCCTCCGCCGCTGATGGCAGATGCCATTTATGGGGTGCGAATTGGTTGGAGAGAGTCTCTCCCTTCAATACGGTCGGAGAATAGGCATAGCTAAGACTGGCCGGCACATAGTAGACGTATATCTGATTTTCGTTGTAGTATTTCATTGCACATCTTTTGACGTCTTCAAATTCCGAGATACCTGCCGATGCCTGCGGTACATCCAGCTTGTAATTCTCGTCCTGCAAGATGTCATTGCGCTGACGGATTATGCACAGGGTGTTGTACATTCCGTATGGGATCTTGGCCCCCCGCGGATAGTCCAGCAACGGCTCTTCAAGCGTCATCCAGTCGTCCGCGATTTCCGTGGGCCATTTCTTTTTCATGCCCCGCACTACGGAGATATCACGTGCCGGCTCGCTAGCAAGCCTTGCCAGCCGGTCGATATAATTTCCAGAAGTGCCCCATGCCGAATTAAACGAGTTCAGTCGTGTCAGCCCCATCATACGACGGTCCTTTCCGTCGGCAGATATGTAGAAACACACACCTATTGGTGTCTTGTTCTTATTGTGCTTGTCGCTCCAAGAACCGTCCGCGTAGATGATGTCTCCCACCTGCGGAGCTCGCTTGTAGAAGTACACCGTATCGGTGGCGGTGAGCTTTCGGCCGTCGTCCACAGTGACGGTAACCGCCACTTGTGCTTTAGCCGTTTCGTCCGAGCCGACACGCGTCACTGCCATTCGACCCGTACGCGCATCGATGGTGGCGTAGGAGTTAGCCGCCATGCTCCATTCAACGGCGCGCACGCTGTTGGCGCGTACGTTGTCGGGCGAGATGTTCAGCCAGGCAGCACCCGCCTCTTGCACATATATGTCGCCCGAAATGGTCACCGAGTTTACGGGTATTCGCTCGTACACGATGTGCAGCGGGTTGCGGGGGTTGTCCACGTCGCCCCAGGCCTGCACGTAGCGCAGCTTGGTGCGGAAATCAGGCGTGACGCCCCGCAGCGTTATTCGCCCACTAAGTTTTGCCCCAGCCTCCGCTAGTAGGTCAAGCGTGTCAAGCGATGCGAGCGTTTCGTTCAATCCGTCCATCTCTATGTCGGTGGGCTTTGCGCCGGCTGCATAGATGCGCTGCAAAATGTCGAACCCATTGAGTTTACGGCAGGCAGAGTAGCGGAACTTCTTCACATTGGCCAGCCCGCCCAAATTCAGTCCGCCCGGCTCAAGTGCATCCAGTCCGCGCAGCGTTAGCTCCTCGATGGTATCGGGCAGCACCAGGCGCGTTAGCGTGCCGTTCTCGGGCATCACCACACCCTTAACGGGCGTACCGGAGAAGTCCACCTCTTGCAATACGCCACTTCCCAACTGAATGACCTTGGTGAGGTTCTTCACGTTGCGGACGATGACGCGCCGGAGCATCACGCACTTCGACAGGTCGAAGGCCGTGCCGCGTTCGCGCGTGTTGGGACGTTGGGGCGTGTAGTCCATCACCAGTTCCTCTAGTCGGCGCAAGAGCTGCATATTTGCGTCGAACTCGAAGTCTCCAAGACCTTCAAGGCCCGAATACGTTACCTGCCCACCCACGCGGCGCGTGAACGTCTTGATGTCGGTGATCATGTCGGCATCGTCAATGTCGAAGGTGGCGTTCTGCGGGTTGGTGAAGCCGAATGGCAGCAGGCCGTAGCCGCCGTCGATGTTGCGAGCGGTGGAGAAGTTGTTGGCACCCCACTGCACGGAAGCGTACAGGGGCGAATAGTGCTTGATGGCTAGGCCCTTGCCCTGCTCATACAGGCGCATGCGCAGGTTGTTCACCACGCTTGCACCACAGCAGAACATGCTGTCCATATAGCGGCTGCGCTTCTCCAGGAAGTATTGCATGAGATTGAGCTTATCGCCGTATGCCTTGGTGAAATGACCGGTGTTGGCATAGCCCATCGCATCGGCATTGTAGAGGTTCTCACACCACTGCCGCCAGAAATCGGTGTAGCGGCGGAATATGTTGTCGGCCTGCAGCCCGTTGTCGCGCATGCTCTTGTACATGGCTGCCAGGTCGTCGCCCCAACATTGCCACACCAGGTCGACAAGCCCCGACAGACGACCGTTGAACACGGGCGAATAGCCCTCGTCCATCTTGGGCAGCCACGCATGGTTGTCGTTGTCGTAGGTCTCGCCGGCTATGGGCTGCGTCTTGCCCGTGGTGGGGTTGAAAGCATCATTCCACTCGGCCCAGTACTTATACATCAGCGCGCCCGAGTTATTGAAGAGGCTCTGCGTGTCGGTATCGCGCAAGAAGAGGCGTGCGTGCGCAGTCTTAACGCTGCCGTCGGGATTGAGCTCGATGTCGTCAAAGGCGATGCTCATGTTCTTGTCGAGCGAGTCCATGCCGAGGAAGAACACGCAGAAGATGATGTAGAATAACACGTCAGTCTTCACGAGGTAATCGCGGTAGGTGTTGACGAACCGCGCGCGGCGATATGCGGGCGTGTCGCGGTCGTACTTCACGCCATTATACGTCACCGGCAGGTCGAGCTGCCTGTATTCGCCGTGTTCGGCCTTATACCGCTCAGGCAGGTGGGGGTTACAACTAACCACCCAGTTATGGAATCGGCGGATGACGGCCAACTCCCTGTTCGCGGCCTCGATGTCGTCGGTAGCCGACTTCACTTGCCCCAGCTTATTCTTCTTGTTGGTGGGCGACTTCTTCGGCACACGGGCATAATACATCGGCCCCGCGCTGTCCGTTCCGTTGCTCTGGCGCACCGTGCCGTCGGCCAGCAGCTCGTGCAGCGTCATCTCACGGTTGAAGAAGTTCACGTTCTCGTCTATCTCCCACACCTGCGCCTTGGTATGGTCTTTCTTGGGGAATCCCATGAACGATGCGCTGTACTTGTTGTTGATAAGGTTATATATGGAGAGGAACATGGGCTCTTTCGCCGCCGTGGCCGCCGTTTTCCTGAACCCTATCTCCGAAAGTCCGCTAAGGCTCTTGCGGTATGTCACCTCCTTGCCTTGCATGGCCTGTGCGCGTTGGAATGACGTATAGAGGTCCATGTCGTTACGTGCGCAGCCAAGCAATATCTCCTGGAAGAGGTTCATGGCAAGAACGTTGAAGATGCCCTCGGAGCTGGCGAAATTCACCTTGTGCACCATTTCCTTCTCACCTTCGGCCACGCCGCGCGTGATGCTGTACGAGGTGGAATGTTCATCGCTGTGTCCTGGGTCGAGCGTCAGCGTAACGGGGTCTCCCGAAAACGTCTCGAAGATCTCCGCCCAGTTCTTGTAAGGCAGCGGGTAACCGTTCGAGGACGTGCCGTCGGCATTGAAGGCGTGCGGACCCACCTTGAATGGGGCACCAGCCCAGCCGTCGCGCGCCTTGTCCCATTGCGGGTTGAGGAACTCGGTGGCCGTAATTGGCACGTTGGGGTTGTTCTTGTTATAAGGTAGGTTCTCAATATCCCACACGGCAATGGGCGTTTCGGGCAACGCCTTGCGCACCTTATTGTATGATACAATCTCGTCGGGGTTGTGTATGTCGCCAACGCTGTTGAGGATGTCGTTGCGCTTGGCTATGCTCACCTTGCCGAACCGCACGAACCGCCCTTCGCGGTCGGTCACGTCCTCAATGTCGGGCGTGTCGTAGGCGTAGTTGCCCACCATCTGCGCGAAGTTCAACGCCTTGTCGTACATGCGGATGGAGTACAACTTCACTTCCGCCTGCGGACTGCCAATCACGAGTTCCTTGGGTGCGCCCTGTTTCCATGATGCCGTGGCATAGTCGAACATGCGCACGATTACGCCGTTCATGTAGAGATAGGCCAGGTTCACGTCCTTTTCGGCCACGCTGCCACCGCCCAGGTTGTTGCGCGTGTGGGTGGTGGTGCCGTCGATTACCACGCCCAGGCGTACACGGCTCTGCTCGGGGAAGTAGGTGATGACGTTGCCAGTGCTGCACCCCATCTCGATGCGGTTGACGTACACGCGGAATCCAGTGTTGCCGTCCATGCAGTCGACGATGACGGCATTCTCGTCGGAGCAGATGCCGCTTTCGAATTCCAATTCGATAGTGCGGCCTTGCTTGTTGCCGTTCGCGCCGAAGTCGGATGCGAAGGGCAGGAAGTCTTTCAGCGTGACGCTCTTGCCGGCTCGGATGGTCATGCCCTGCCCGTCGATAAATCCGTTGTTGTCGTCCAAGCCGAAGTTGTCGGAGCGCACCAGGCGCGCCGTCTGTTTCCCGCGGTATGTGGCCACTATGTTCTGCGCGCTTTCGTCGCCGTTAGCCCTGCCGCGCATGGGCAGGTACACCTTACACTCGTCGGCAGGAGCGAGGTCAACGCCCAACCCCTGTACCCTTATCTTGCACTCGGCCGACACGCCGCCCACGGATATGCGCACCGTCACCTCGGGCAAGTACTCGGCCTCGTCGAACGCCACATTGAGCGTCTGCAGGCCGCTGCCGTGGTCCGGGTTCAGCGTTACCTGCTGGACGGAGAGCTGTCGCACGTGCTGTCCGCCACCGTACAGCAGCTCGGCTTTCACCGATACGGCCGTACCTGCATCCTCGTCGGGCAGGTAAAAGTAGTAGGGCAGCCTTGCCACGCTGAACTGGCGCGCCGTAGTGGGGATGCCCTTGCCGAAACAAAGCGCGGCCACGCCACCAGGACCGGAAGAGGCCTTGATGTAGGTGGTGGTGATGTCGGGCGTGCGGAGGCCCAGTTCCTTGTTCTCGGCCCACAGCGTGATGGCGTGTGCGCCGCTGCCATAGCGGTCCTGCTCGTCGATGACGAACTCGCCCGAGGAGTTGTGGATGCTCTTTGTTAGCGTATCGGTGCGTGCGCCGTCCTGTATGCGGCAATACACCGTGGCCGGCACACCCTGGCACAGCACGCGCAACGACCAGCGCGACGTCTGTACCTGGCTCTCGTCGTATGCGTGGTCGAACTCCAGCGTGAGGCTGTATGTGTTGATGTTGAAGGTGAATACCTTCTCCGCGCCGTGCGCATTGGTCACGCGCAGCTTCACCTCATTGGTCTCGGCCGTGAGTAAGTCACCCAACTCGAAGGTGTAGACGTTGGCCGTAGCCGTACCGCTGGCCTTGAGCTGGCGCGTCAGCGCGGGGGCTGCCACGCCGTTCACCTCTACTGTCGCCGTGCCGTCCTGCGTGTCGCGGTCAGCGGGGTTGTCGCCCCAGTAGCAGTTATATGCCAGGCTCACGGCGTTCTGCGCACCACGCGCCATGTTGGCGGCAGGATAGCGCGTGATGATGGCGCGCATGGTGTAGCTCTCCACGGGCTTGTTGCTGTACAGGGAGAACTCACCCAGCACGCGGTCGGCGTTTGCCGCGCGGTCGGCGAACCAGTCGGCGTACGCTTGCTCGTCGCGGAAGAACCGTATCGTCTGCAGCGAGTTCTCGCCGCTCTCGATGTTCACGAAGCCGAACTTTGCGCCGTCGAGTTTCGAGAGGTATTCTTTCAAGAATTCCTCGATGCGCGTCCCCTTGTATCCCTGCCAGGCTGTGGCGAGGTCGTTTATCCTCTTGTCAATCCCGTTGGCCATGTCTATTTCCAGTTTTCATCATTAATCCAATTCTTATCTCCCAACCACACGCCGGAGCCGAAGCAGCTGCGTATGGCAGTCCACACGAGGCGCGCCCCCCGATATACGGCGGCTATCGCCCTTGTTCCGTAATGCACGGCTGCTGTTTGGCCGTTACCCTTGCGTATCATTGTCTCATTCCTCTACGAAGTAGCATCGGTCGGGGTCAAGTTCCCCCGCCTGCAACTTCCGGTTATATTCTTCTTCAGTTACGAAAGCATGCTTGAATCCCTCGACGCTGCCGATATTGCCCTGCATGTCGCGGATGCTCTGCCTGATGGACGTCAGTTCCCTGTCGCGGGCTGTGGCTTCGTCCGCCACGGCCTTGTTGGTCTCGCGGCGCAGGACTTCGGCCTGCTCGGTGAGTGCCTTGTCGCGGTTCTTGGTCTCATTTTCTATTGCACGCTGCAGCGCAGCATCCTTGTCGGTTCGTTCCGTTCGCTCGGTGTTCAGGTCGTCGGCCAATTTCCTTCCTTTCGTGCCTGGGTACGCCTGCCCTTCCGACTCGCCTATGGCAACGCGGTTGAGATTGCCGATGAGTTTCCATCCCGGCGCGAGATACACATAGATGGTGCCGTTATCGGGGCTGTCTGTGTCGGCATGTATGGCCACCAGCTGCCCTGCCTTGAGCGGCTGGTGGTGCGCATCTTCGGGGTTGGTGTCGGCCTCCATCTCGGCCTTTGAGGAATACACCTTGCTGACGCGCAGGCTTCCCGCCGTCTGTTCCACGTCGGCCAGTAGGGCCAGGGTGTCGGCTATCAGCCCGCCCACCTCCTCGGGGGTGATGCTGCCCTCCTGCGTTTTCTCGCGTAGGGCTTGGGCGCGGGCTTGGAGTTCGTATATCGTTGTTGCCATACTTATTCTATTATTTCAAAAATCAGTGAAACAGGGCATTCTATGGGAGAGTCCAGGACATTAGATGTACCTGAAAGTTCTCGCAGGTCTCTAAGAGAACATTTCCCGTCGTAAAACTCTAAGGCGCATAGGTGTGAGCCATCGTCTCCACCAGTTCCAAAAGTTCCACTCCATTTTCTGTTTAAAAACGAACCAACTTGGGGGTCCACTTCAAAAAGGATTCCCTTTCCGGGCATGGCATCCCATTCACCCTTCATGCTGCTTATCTTGACCTTTATGCGTGTGGAACCGCTCTGTTTCTGATATTGCACTTGCCCAGTGTATCCATTGAAGAATGTAACAGGAATGTTTTTCCAAGTGTCTACGCCCCCCAAGCCAAGGTTTCTCCGTAAAAGCTCGGTCAATGTCGGGAGTTCGAGAACGTTGTAGGCAACCTTGGCACCATCCTTACTTGTACTTATGTATGCCTGCCTTGACAGCCTGCATGCCCTTTCCTGCCCGTCCTCGAATTCTCGCCCTTCATTTTCTGTCTCTGTGACACAGACGTATACCGGGTCGTTCCAAGTCCGAACCGTTACCGTTGTTTCCGGGAAGTCTATTATTTCACCAGACAGAACAACAGAATTTGCGAAAATCTTGGCCGTCGTCGTTAATTTGCTAGGATCTACGGATATAAGCTTTGACTCCAACCTTTTTATCAAGAAAATGGGGGAATCTCCGGTTACGACATTCAAAAATTGGCGATTGAAACTAGCGTCGTTGTCTTGCAACAGCTTGATATCGTCCAGGAATATGGGTTGTCCACCCTCATTGAACAGAAGTCTATTCATATTCGTATATGGTTATGGCATAGCGGCGGCCAGCCGGTTTATATAGTTCGACAATACGTATGATCTCCGCGAGGTGCCGCCCCTTGTGGCGGTCTTCTTCTGGATTTAACGAAGTGACAAGGAAACTGGGGACAAATATTGTGAAGTTTGGCTTGCTTGGCACTTCGCCGTCCATCCATAACGTCATACGTGGGTTTAGGAATGTGGGCGGCTTGCCCTCTGCCTGGAAGTATAGGCACGGATGCCGGTCGTCGGATTCGGATTCGATGTATATCTGCCTGTTTCGCAAGAAAAATCGACGGTTTAGCGCACGTTCGATGTCTTGTACACTGGCCGTGATGTCGAGCCTGTCGGCCACTTTCTTGCGATATTCCGTGAAGAGGCGGTGAACGTAAGCCAGCGGAATGATGAGGATGCGGAGCAAGGCCACCAGCACTCTGCTGCGCAATATGGGCGGCAGCAGCTGTACGGCCCATCGGTTGAAGTCTACGTCATACCACATATCTTATAGAGTTTTGAAGTCCCTCGGCGGTAAAGCTGCCGCCAGCCGCCGTATAGTTATTACCTTGTAAGATTCGGAATGCGGCCTCGCCATCGGCACGGCATTCGCATCCTTCGAGCGTCACGTCCACCACGCCCTCTACGGCTTGGATGGCATCCACCAAACGGGTCTTGTTGAATACACCACCATAGGTGATGTTGCGCAGGTGTCGACGTATGGCATCCTCCACGGGTCGCGATCCGTCGGCCACGCGTGTCCCATCGGTAGAGAGTACCAGCGTGTCCACCTGTACCGATGCCCTTATCACCACCTTGTCGGCGGGCAGCGAACGCACATTTAGTATCACGCCTGCTATCTTAACGCGGTTCATGTAGTGTTTGAATGCCGTTAGAACGTCGGCAGAAAGTGGCTCGGGCAGCCCGTTCTTGTCGGCAGATGCCAATACCTGTATGCTCGTGCCACGGTCGCGTACGGCCACGTATCGCACCAGCCGCTTGGCCTCGTCAATTATGGGGTATCGCCATTGCGAAGTTGCCTCGTCGAATGCTAGCGCGTCGCCGTATTGGAACTGTCGCGCTATCTTGTAATACCACGGCACGCTGGCCACCACTGCTCGGCTTATCTTCTCGTCCACGTCCAGCCGATGGCGGTCGAACAATGCCTCCATCACGTGGCAACAGGCCGCCACGATGTAGAACAGAATGCTCTCGAGGCTCACCGCCGAGAAGCTTCCCTCGAAGGTGTCTCCCTCCGCCAGTCCGTATGCCTCGCGCAGCGTGGCGTTGGCCATGAATGCGTCGGTCATCGTGCGCTTAATCTCCGCTATCGTGCGTGCCATATCTGGTTGAATGTTTCGTTAAATGTTTCGTTGAAGATGCGCGCCCTTTGCCCGCCATCACCGCGCAACGTTGCAGGGGCTATGCCGTGCGCCTGGCAATAGCGGCGCATGGGGCGGTTGTACTCACCGTCGTGTAGGCGCAGGCGCATTCCCGCAGGCGGTGCTTGGCTCACGCCCATGCCGTTGTCCATAGCCAACCGCACCACCGCCTCCAATGCGCCGTATTCCTGTACGGCGATGTCGGCCAATGTCTGGCCGTCCCTTACCGTCGTTTCCATAACTTGCGTGCGAATAGTATGAGGAACAATACGAAGGCTATCCACCCCACGATGTCCATTATCGTACCTAGGGTAGGCCAGCCGGATTTCGAGTCCGTCGACCTGTCTTGCCGATGGGAGGATGTGCCTCTGTCGTGGGTCTTGTCGCGTGTGGCCGTGGCCGAGTTGTCGGCATGGGTGTCGCGTGTGCGCTCGCTGGTGCGATATCGCTCGGTGGCGATCACCCTGCCCGAACTGTCCTTCACCAGCACCACGCTGTCGCGGATGGTCACGCTGTCGCGCGTGGCGGTGACGTAGCGCAGCACAACGCTGTCGCGCACAACGAGCGAGTCGCGCTGGCGAACGTCCACCTCGCTGTTTCGGATAATCGTCCGCGTCGTGCCGCACGAGGCCAGCAGCATGATTAATGCAAGTATATATAATAGGTGTCTCATTGCTCTCGGGGTTAGATGTCCTTATATTCTTTCTTTGCGTCGAAACAGGGGCAGGCCTTGATGAACTCCCAGGGCTCTATGATGCCGTTGTGATTCAAGTCCGGCGAGAAGTCGCGATGTCCGCGTATCTCGGCGGCCGGATACTTCTTATGCAGCATGCCCAGCAGTTTGCGCAGGGCCTCTTTCTGTTCAGCCGTGCGCGTGTCGGCGTACTTTCCCTTGGCGTCCAGTCCGCCTATGTAGGCCACGTTGATGAGCATGTGGTTGTAACCTTTCACGCCGTTGCTCACTTTCTCTTCACCAAGCAGCTGGGTTATCCTACCGTCAACATGCACCACATAGTGGTACCCTGGTGCCTTCCAGTCCAGCCTGGCGAATTCCATCATCAGTTCCTTGATGGTGGTTCGCTGCGAACCACCTGTGGCATGCACCACGATGTACTTTATCGTTCTCATTTTCTTTCTTTATGTAATGTGTCCAACGCCTCTGCCACGTCTTCGGGCTTTACATTAAGTTTACTGGCTATCTCCCCTGCCAGGGCCTTTTTCAATATCTTCAAGAAAGGCATGTTTGGGAAGCAAATGAGCATGCTGGCCGACATGCTCCACAGCTCAACCAGGATGATGCCGATGCAGATGACGCTCGTGGTCAGGCCGCCGCTGATGCCCGCCAGCTTGTCTACCAGGATGAAGACGAATACGGCCGTGCCATATACGGCGAGTTTGGCGAATGTATCACGCGCCAGTTCGCTCAGGGCGAAACGCTTTTGGATTAGGCTGGCGGCGATGCCCCAGACTGCGTCGAGCACGATGGCCATGACGGTGAAACCAACCATTTTTTCATACCCCACGATGAAGTTCATCACCACGAGGCCGAGGAACAGGAGCCACCCCCAAACTGTGGAGAGTGCCTCGGAAAGTTTTTGTAAGAAATGTTCTATCATGTTATGTTGTTTTTTAATATGTTGCGTCGATTTCGATACCTTTCGGCGTAATGCGTATGCTGTTCACACGCTGTCGGTCCATCTCCATCTGTTCGCGTATCAGGGTGCGCCAATATAGCGGGTCGTGGTCCATCAGCATGTCGGCGATGCCGCAGCCAACCGAGGGGCGTTCTTTCAACTCACCCTTATTCAGTACGAGTATGAGTGCCTGGTTCTGCCGCAGCGTATCGCCCACCTGCAGTCCCGAAGTTATCTTGCCTTGTTCGTCTCGCCTAACGCGGATGGCTAGGGCGAAGTTCGTCAGCTGTATGCCGTTCATTGTCTAATGCTTTATTTTCGTATCTTCGTAATCATTGCGGTTCAGCTGCTGCGCAGTCTTGAGGGGCGGCCCAGTCGGCCCATGCGTGCCCTGGTGTGTGTGACTATTGAACGCCTGAACCAGTTCGTTAATCTTTTGCGTGAGTTGCTCGATGTTTACCAGCCCACCCAGCTTGCCGCCGTTTATCGTTATGCTCTCGGCTTGGTCTATGGCCAACACCACCAACTGGGTGAGGTCGCCCGACAAGCTGCCGACGATTACCGCGCTGCCTGTTTTCGGCGTTACGAGCATCTGCGCGTCTGTTGCAGCCTCGGAGGCGCGTAGCCGCACGTCTGGTACGGCGATGCCGCCAATCTCCACTTCGCACGTCAGACCACTAACCTTGCGCACGATGCCCTGCATCAGTGTGAGTTGGGCCTTGCCGGCTGCGTTGCGCACCAGTTGCGCCAGTTCCTTGTAGTTGTCCATACTTTAAAGGTGAAAGGGTGAAAAAGTGAAAGGGTGAAAAGATGGCTCGCGCCCGCTGGGCTATCTGCGGTCAGCTTAATCTGAAGCCTAATTCTATTTTTCGTACACCGCCATTCTCGGAGAACTCCGTGGTGACGGCTCGCACGTAATACGTGCCGTCTTTGTGCGGATAGTCGGCGTCGTGCAGCGTGGCCGTATCGCCCGGCACGCATTGCGGCACCAACCAGGTGGTGATGCTGCCGTCGTAACCGTCGAAACTGCGGCGGCGCACTTCGGCCTCGCCCCGTGCCTGCATCGATGCGGTGTCCGAAGCATGGCATTTCACCTCCACCTTCTCGCCGCCAGTGCTGCCCACTTCCACCTCCTTCACCTTGCCGTCGGGCATCAAGGCCTTGACAACCACGCGCACCTTCTTGTCTTCGGCACGACGATAAGTGAGGTCGGACTCTTCTACGTTCAGGGCGAAGTCGTATCGCCGTTCCGTTCCCGTCACCTCGCCAGGGGGGTGTACATGCAGCGTGCCGTCTTGCAGGTAGATATCGGCCCCACACTCTTCCCGCACCTTCTTCAACACGTCGTAGCCGGTGGCGTCGTGGATGACGAACTTGGCGTAGGTCCAGGTGTAGGAGCAGCTTACCTTGTAATCACGGCCAACGCCCTTGATTATGTGGCTGAGCAGCTCGGAGAGCGACACTTGTTTCAGGACCTCATTGGGGATGTCTTTCCTGAATGTGAAGAGGTCGTCTTCGCAATACAGCTTGATGTCACCCCCGTCTGTCGAGATGCGCTGCAGCCATCCGCGGAACTCCTCAATCAGTCCCGTTTCCTTATAACCGAACTTCACCGTCACGCGATCGCCGCGCTTTATGCGGCTTTCCACGTCGAGAGCTGCGTTGAGTTGCGCCGCCGGCAATGTTATCTCGCACGTGTCGGCCAAGAGCTCCACGCTTTTGTGCACGCTAACCGCGGCGAGCATGCCGAGCTTGTAATTGCCGATGTTGATGTCGTAGGCCATTGTGTACATGTGCGTGTCCTTTCGTTATGAGTTATTCGTTCATACCTAGCAGCAACTTGTATATGTCGTCGCTATACGCCTTAATGGAGTAGTTCTGGTTGGCTTCTCCTGCCGTGAAGGGCATTTCCCAACTCTCTATCACCAGGCGTGAAATGCCGAACACCTCGAGGAAGGGAGACAGGGCCGTGACGGATGCCGCCTCGCAGAAGTTCTTGAGCCGGGCCACGTCGGCCGAAGGGTATCGCCCGTCGGTGCCGATAAGCACGCCCTCGATGGTGATGTCGTAATCGTCTTGCGCCCATCGCTCCTTTATCGAGCCGCGGATAACGCCCTTGTTCACTTGTCGCCGCTTGATGATGTGCCTGCCCGTAATGCTTACCATCGGCTCGAAGGGCAACAGCCATTCTTGTGCGCCGGCTTCTTCGAGTTTCAGGCTCAATGGCATGGCCATCGGCAGCCCCAGGGCATTGGTGCGAACCATGTCGGCAAGTTCGGCGTCGCTCATGGCGCGGATGGCGGAGTAGTCGCCCTCGTCAACCTGGCGGATACCCGCATCGCGGAACAGCCAGTAGGGAGGTATCTTGCCGCCCGTGATGCGGAGTGCCAAGTTTTCCAGCGCAAAGCGCGTTACATTGTTCATGTACTGATGAGTTTACTGGTTTACCCGCGGTCGGTGCTGGTGGCGATGGCCAGCGCGCGGTTCATGCTTTGCACAACTATCCTTTCCAATTCGGCCGTGTCAGCCTTATCCGTCATGTGCACATGGAGCGTGTCGAAGAACTTGGAGATGTTCATCGTGATGCTGGTGGAGCGTCGGCCGCCTGTGGCGATCTCCTCTGCCGAGCGGCGGCCTTTATTACCTTTGCCGGCCTTGTCTGTGCCCTTGCCTGCGCCGAACACCACATCCCCGACCGCCGCACTGCCTTTTAGCCCTGGTGTGGAGAGGGCCGAACGTTCGCCTTTCTTCTTCTCCTTCTGCTTGTCCTTGGCGCGTTCTGCGGCCAGGTTCTTCTGAAACGTGCCGCCGATGCCGCGAACGGTTGCTGCGGTGCTCTTCACAAGGGAAACCGCGCTGTTCACGCCCGAGACGTTCTTCACGCCAGCGGCGAAGTCGGCTGCCGCGCCTTTGAAGTCGCCCGAGAACAGCTTGGAGAATGCTTTGGACAGCAGGCCTACGCCACGGATAAGTTCCTTGATGCGGTCCACTACGTAGGTCTTAATCAAGTCACCGAACTTGCGCCACACGTCCCACATGGTGATGAGAAATGCGCGGAACCCCGCGAACTTCGTCCAGCAGTAGACGATGACGGCGATGAGCGCGGCCACGCCTGCGACGATGAGCCCTATGGGGTTGGCCGTCATGGCCACGTTGAGCAGCCATTGCGCGGCCGTCCATATTTTCGTTGCCGCCGTCACCAGCGTGGTTATGGCCTGGTAGGCCGCCAGGGCCATCGTGTAGGTTCGGAAGACGGCCCACACTGTGAGCACCGCGCCGCCCAGGAGCATGAACGCAGTACGGAATCGGACAACGAAGCCTATGCCTGCCGCGATGGCCGAGAACACGGACTGCAATACGGCGAAGACCTTCGGGATGGCTGCCGTTATCTTGTCCACAACCTCGGCAATGGGCGTATTAACGCTCTGCGAGAGGTCTATCGCGCCCTGCTGCACGGTGTCCATCAATGTGCTCCATTTGCCGGACAATGTCTGACTCTGCTTATCCATCATGCCGTTGAACTTGCCGCCCGCCCCTGTGGCGTGGGCTATGGCCTGCTCCACGTTGCGGAAGGTAATCTCGCCACGCGACATCTTGTCCTTGAGCTTGTCGACGGATATGCCGGTCATCTGTGACAGTTCCTGTATGGGGTTGAACCCCGCGTTGATGAACTGCAGAAGGTCTTGCCCCATCAGGTAGCCCGTGCTCGACACCTGGCCCATCACCAGCGATAGGGCCGACATCTTATCCTTGTCGCCGCCCGATATGTCGCCCAACTGGCGCAGCAGCGGCAACACCTTGCCCGTCTCGACACCGAAGTTGAGCATCGTCTGCGCGCTCTGGGTGAGATCCATCTTACCGAATGGCGAGTGCGCGGCGAAGTCGTTTATCTGTCCCAACATCTCGGCGGCCTTACGCTCGCTGCCCACCAGCGTGGTGAAGGCCACGTTCACGCTCTCGGCCTGCGCGCCCAGCCGTACCATCGCCCCAACGCCCGCGCCAATCATGGTGTAGGGGTTCATCAGGAACTGCATGCCGGGAATCGACATCAGCGCGCCCTTGAAACCGTCGAGCGAAAATGCCTTCCGCAAACCACGCCCTACAACCGACGCCTTTCGGTTGATGGCATCCAGCTGCTGTTCGGTCTCTCTTGCTACCGATATGACATTACCCTTATCGGCGTTGAGTTTGATGAGGAATTTCAAAACATTATCCATCTATGCCTTTCGCTTTTGCTTCCGCTTTCCTTATTTCGCCCAAATACTTGTACGTATGTGCCCATTCATCGTCCGAGAGCGTATCGGGGTCCAAGTGCAGGTAATAACGCATCACTGTGTTGAAGAAGAGGATGTCGAACCCGTCGGACACGTCCACCTCGGCATCCTCTAGAGCTTTTTTATCTCAGCCTCCTTCACTTCCAGCACATCCTGCATTTTCTGTATGGCCGCCAGGAAGAGCGAGTCGTCGGTCTTGATATCTTCGTCCCCCGCCACCCAGAGCTGGTTGAGCATGGCTTCGCTCATTTTGATGGGGTCTTTCACCACGCTGACGTAGCTCAGGTTCTGGCGTGTGGGGCGGTGCAGGATGCAGCCCTTACCCTCGACGGTTATTTCGAAGAGTTCGCCGTGCTTGGCCTTCCACTCCTCTATCTGTTGTTTCGTACATTTCATAATCTCGGTGTTTGGGTTATGCCTGTTTCTTATCGATGAAGACGAAGGGGATGGTCTTTTCTTGGAACTTGTCCCCCTGTTTCCATTCGGTGTTGTCTTCTGTGAACTCCACGCCCACCAGTATGTCGGTGGTGATGGCGTCGCCGCGGGTGGGGTTGCCGTATGCCACCACCACATCGAGCTGGGCGGCGAGGATGTCGCCCTTAGCGGCCTCGCGCAGGGCGAGGTATTCGCTCTGCAACAGCGTTATCTCACCGCTGTAATCGTAGTTGCCGCTCTGCACCGCATGCGGACGGTTGCCCTTGGCGTAGAGCAGCTCCTTCTCCTTCTTGATGTTATACTTGATGCCGCGGATGCCGGTAACGGGCCGTCCGCCCATCACCACACTGATGTCCGCCCATTCATATTCTCTGCTGTTGAACATTACCTTTTTATTTAAAGTGTGAGGTGAGTGGGCACGATGCCCACCCACGAAATGTTACTTACCTGCCGTTTCCACCTGGAACCCAAGTTTAACGTCCACATAGCGGGCGTAGCCGAAGGGGCGCACTTTCAACGTGAGCTCCACGCGCGACGTGGCCAACACGTTCTGCTTGGGGTCGATGTAGGCCTTGCAGCCCGCACCGTCGGCATCAGCGGAGAGTTCGCCCTGCGCTGTCATGGCGCGGTTAACGGCATTTTCCATCATTTGCTGCCAGGCCATGATGATGCCGTGCTGCAGCGTGCCGTCCTCGTTCACGGGGAGCTCGTCGAGCATCAGATCGAGGAGCGCGGCATAGGCGATGCGATAGGCCTTATCGATGGTGCGCCGTGCGGTGATGTGGGCGTAGTCGTCTGTAGGCACGCAGGCCAGGCGGTCATCGGTGAAGAAGTAGCCGGCCTTGCCCACGTACTTGCGCGGGGTGATGTAGCCGGCATCGTATAGGTCGCTTACGGCCGAGGCGTTCTCCTCTACAGGCTTGTCACCCAGGTACATGGCGGTTGGTTTCAGCGCACCATCCTTAACGCGGCCGATGTTGCGCTGCACGGGTACGGAGGTCAGTCGCCCGGCCATTACGCCCACTGCCGCGCCCTCTGATGCCTTCACCGTGTCGCCGATGAGCACGCCCACGCGGTTGTAGGCCTCGCCGTGCAGGTCTTTCACCGCACCGCCCTTGTAGCCGCGCCCCTCGATGACGATGAAGAGCGGGGCGTAGAGCTGCGTCGTGGCCCATTCGGCCAGCTGCTGCGCCTTGGGCAGGGCGGTGAAGAGGTCATCATCCAGCCCGTTGGTGGTGAGGGTGGCCTCACGGCCGTCGCCGGCAATGAATATGCCGCGCAACGCACCGTTCTGCGCCGTAACGAGTTCCTTGACAACGCCCGTGTCCTTATCGAGCAGCTCGGTGAACGTCTTCGTCTTGTCCACAGGGAAGATGACGAGCTTCGTACCCTCCTCGGTCTCGGTGTAGAACTCCTTCACGTGCTTATGCAGGCGGGGGTTGTTCTCGGGGGTAACGCCCAGCTTGGCCAGCTCATCGAACGAATGCAGGGTGTAGGCCTTGTCCAGTTCCATATTCTTGGTAACGGCAGATGCGCCGCACACCAGGGCGAACAGGCCGTCGGGGCTCTCACCGACGGAGCCCAGCTGGCCGTTTAAAAACTGAATCTTAATTCTTGGTAACATAATTCAGCCCTTTCTTTACTTAGCCGCTTCTGCGAGCAGGTAAATACCCTTCTTGTCATAGCGGCGGACCGATCCGCCCGTGCGGAGCAAGAACGAATAAATATCGCCGTAGTAGAGCGGGTTGTTAGTCGAGTCGAACATCTTCACTTCTCCAAGGGCACGGCTCACCGACTTGTCGTGCCATGCCAAAGCCGCGGCCAGCTCTCCTGCAACGGCATCCTCACCCCAAGGCAGTAGTGCCTTGTCGTTTTTCACACGAAGGACCTTACTGCGCTTCATGATGTTCAATCCCCATAGGTTGCCCAGGACTCCGCGCTGCACATCGGCCGAGTTTTGGAACATCCACTTGTCACTCTCCGATAGGTCGGCCAGCAGGTCGGCATACATGTGCGCGTCGAGCAGCAGGTAACGTCCCTCTTCAGGCACGTTGTCTGCGTCCATGCGCGTCATGATGGCCAATAGGTCATTCTTGGTAATACGCTTGCGCTTACCCGTGGCCGTCTCCGAGGTGTGAGCGTCGCGCTCGGTCGTGCCAGAGGTAAGCAGCACGTTGGACGCAGGTACGCCCTTACCCCAACGCTCGAGCAGGTTCTCGTGCGCAGCATTCTGCAGCTGAGCGCGATCGTTACTGATGATGGATGTACGCTTGTCGTACGAGAGCTCCACAGTGTCGATGTTCGGAATGTAGATAGGGTCGGTGGTTAGCTCGTCAATCTCGTATTCCAAATCGTTGTCTGTGCGCTGGTTCACCGATGCGGGCTTCACCGTTCGGTTCTTCTGAACCTTCGACGGCGCGCCGGCGTTGGGGATGATTACCTTATGCGCATGGACGAATGTGGAGTCGTCCACCGATTTTGTGGCGAAACTATTGTCGGGGTAGAAGTTCTCAACAAGCGTAGTCTGCCAGATACTGATATTCAATGCCATTCTAATGTCGTTTTAATGTTGTTCTAATGCTGTCTTATTCCTTGTAGTCCAAACCGAACTTTTCCTTATACTTCGCCTTGAACGCGGTGAGGTCCGCATTGCGCAGCTCAGAGAGCTGGCCTGCTTTGTCCAGTTCGTCCCAACTCTTGTCGGCCAGGTTGGCTGGCGAGGCTGAGCCCTCTCGATAGACGTCCACGATGCGACGAGAAGGCTGGGTCTTCATGCTGGCCAGCAGTTTCTCGGTATTTTCGCGGTCGGTCTTCATCAACGCCATGAAACTGTCCTTCTGCTCGGCGGTGATGCGTCTTTCGGCCACCGCCTTGTCCACGACGGCTGCGATTTCCTTATCCTCAACGTCCTGCAGCTTTCTCTTGTAGCCCTCCACGGCTTGCGCCAGGGCATCGGCCTTGGCGGCCTTGTTCTCCAATTCGCGGACATGCGCGAGTACGGCATTCTCGTCAGCCAAGTTGGCGAAGGAGGGAATGCCCGTTTTCAAAGTTTCTAGTAATGCCATTTCATTTCCTTTGTTTTGTGGCTGCGTTTGCAGCCTGTTGTTGAAATATGTATATATCTCATCGGTCGAGCCAGCGTTCACCGCCTCGCCGTCCATATCATATATCCCGTCGATGAGTTTCATCTCCAACGCCTCGTTGGCGTTCAGCCAATGGTCTTTTTCGTCGAAGTATTTCGCGAGAACCTCCTCCTTATCCATTCCGCATCGCCCGGCAATCATCGCCGCGAGGTCGCCTTGAAGCACTTCCATCTGTTCGGCCATGCTCCGTAGGTCAGATGCGTTGCCCCATGCGCCGCCGCTTACCGAATGCAACATCAGCTTGGCATATGGCGACATGTACAGGGGCTTGCCGCATAGCGCGATAATGCCCGCGATGCTCGCCGCCACGCCGTCAATGTAGACGGTTATGTCGGCCTTGCTCGTGCGCAGCGCGTTATAGATGGCGATGCCGTTGAATACGTCACCGCCGCGGCTGTTGATGCGCACATCGCTTTTGGAGTACTGTGATTGCACGGCCATCAGTTC